CCTCCGAGATACAGGCAGAGTATATTCTCGGCGCCTTCCCGAATGAGTTCGCGATGACGGTCGAGGCTGCAGACAAGATCAACTGCGACTACAGCTTCATCGCAATTACAAACCAACAGAATGTATCGACGGTTGGTTTGAAGGCGGGCGACCGTTTCGGTGTGGTAGAGTCCGACGCCTACAACACGTCGACGGACTTTGGCAGGATCAAGCTTTCCATTGTGAGCAGCACTGACGAAGCACCGGACCCGTTGTTTGCCTTCGTGACGGACTATACACTGTCCATCAAGAACAACGTGTCACTCAATAAAGCTGTCGGGTTCCTCGGCGGCTTCGACGCAACCATCGGACTGTTCGAAGTGTCGTGCGAGATCAACGCGTACTTCACTCAGATCGAGTCTGTGCAAGCTGTCCGAAACAATGTCGACGTCACCTTCGACTACTTCGTTGCGAAGGAGAACCGTGGGTTCGTCGTTGATTTGTTCTTCGACTATCTTCCTGATATTGCCTCCGCCTAAGAAACTAGAAACGCCAATCTTAATCAGGAGAACAAGATGGCACTTTACGAGAAGATGAAGACGAGCCCTCGCCTTGAAAGCGAGGGCATCTGGCTCCAGATCGATGACACGCGCATCCGCCTTGGTAGGGCGGGTGGCAAGAACACCAAGTTCCTCACTGAGGCAGAGAAGATCGCTCGCACACATAAGCGAGCATTGGACCTCATGGGTGAGGAGCAAGGTCGAAAGCTCTTCGGTAAACTCTATGCTGAGATCATCATATTGGACTGGCTCACGCGCCGCGATGACGGTGACCTGGACGAGGGTGGTGATCCACTTGCTGATCCCGAGAAGGCGCCAAATGGTGATCGCTGGAAGCGTGGCATCTCAGGTCCGAAGGGTGAACTCGTAGAGTTCATTCTGCCAAAGACGCCTACAACTGTCGAGAACATCCTGAAGACGTTCGACGATATCCCGGACTTGCTGAGGATCATCAAGGAGACGGCGGAGGATGCTTCACTGTTCCGTCAGGAACTGCTGAAAGGCATCGAGGGAAATTAATAGCAGTCCTAGGTTACGAGCTCACTCAAGGTCCCACTGAGCAAGCAATCCTTCGTCAGTGCATTCGCGAGAACAAGCCTTATCCAAAAGCCATCGCGAATGCACCCGATGTCGAGCCATATGCAGAACTTTACTACTGTGCTTTTATGGACCTCGGCAGCTGTCGGTATTACGAGGGTGGAGATATACCTTGGACTGCAATGAGGGAATATGCTGAAGAGTATGAGTTCGATGAAGATCAGCGAGTTATACTCTACGAAGTGATGAGAAACGTAGACACGTGGTTCTTGAAAGAGATCCAAGCGCGAGCGGATAAGAAGAATGGACGGATCGACTCAAAGCGGAAACCTGGAAGCGGCAGCGGCAAGGTTCTTCCGATTGGCCAGAGGAGTTGAAGTCGCGACGCTGACTGTTACTAAAGAACAGGCTCTTGACGTCCAATACCAGCTGGCTAAGGAAACGCCGGTTGACGTGGGAACAGCTCGATCGAATTGGCGCATCAGTGTTGGTCGGCCACTCGTGGGAAAGATCACAGCTTACAGTCCGTACCTATCAAGGCACCGGAAGCCATACGGATCAGGTGGTTCCAAGAGTGAGGGTGCGAACTTAGCGGGCGTCATGTCCCAAGGTAAGAGTCGTCTCGCGAGCTATAAAACTGGGTCGATCTACGTCACCAATGCACTACCATATATTGGTCGACTAGACGATGGTTACTCGCCGCAGTCAGGCTCGGGTTTCATATCTCGAGCGGTTATGGCTGCGACGATCCAGACTAGTTCGAAGATCGGCACGATCTTCACTAAGGAGTTCAGTAAGTAATGTCCGTCAGCCAGATCATCAATGTTATAGTTACTTCAAAAGGTGCTGTGACAGTCGCCCGAGAACTTGATACCATTGGTGCGAGCGCAAAATCGACGGCTACGTACTTGAATGGACTTCGTGGTGTATTGGCCGCAGCTCTGACGTTCTCTGGCGCTGGACAGATCGTTGAGACCATCAACACGTTTACTTCGCTGCAGAACAGGTTGCGCCAGGTCGCGGACGCGACAACGTCAGTGGGCGACACTTGGCAAAGACTACTCGGGATAGCGAACAGTTCCTACTCATCGATTAGCAACACAGTTGATCTGTACTTCCGCGTCGTTCAAGCTTACAAAGCGTGGGGTCAAGGTGCAAAAGAAGCTGCTGAGTTCACTGACTTGTTCCAGAAGGCGGCTATGCTTTCTGGTTCAACAGTGCAAACTACTTCTCAAACTGAACAAAGGCAAGCTCGATGGTGATGAGTTCAGGGCTGTTCTTGAAGGTCTGCCATATGTCGCGAACCTGATCCAGAAGTCACTCGGTGTCACTCGTGCTGAACTCTACAAGATGTCGAAGGACGGCCAGATTTCTGTTGAGCGTATCAAGGAGGCGTTTACATCCGCTGCAAAAACGATCCGCGGAGACTGGGCAAACATCACTCCGACTATAGGTATGGCTCTTACAGTACTTGGGAATAGCTGGACAGACTTCGTAGGGAAGATCGAGACATCGACAGGTATCTTTAGCTTGTTTGCTCAGCTCATACTACTAGTGGCAGCCAACTTCAATATACTTGCTATAGTGTTGGCGCCAGTTGCCATATCGTTAGCGTTCCTCGCAGGCAAGCTTGGTCTCGGTCTCGTTATTACAGGCTTCCAAGACTTGAGTGAAGCCCTAAAACTTGCTACTATAGCTCAGTGGTTGTTTAATGTTGCTGTGTCTGTGAACCCGTACGTCTTAGCTGCAGTCGCCATCGCCGCCCTTATTGTCGGGATACTGTATTTCACAGGTCTGCTGAGCGGTCTCGGTCCTATAGTGACTACAATATGGGGAGCTATAACTAGTCTGTTTTCAACACTATATGGATATATTGCAACAGCAGCAACATATGTTGCAACTTTAGTCGCGTCGTTTGTAGAATGGACCGGCATCATGGGCGCATTGCAATCTATAGCTAGTGCAACTATGGCAGCAGTAGTCTCGATGTTCTCCGCGATTGGAGCTGCCATTCAGGCGTTTGTCCCATACATGCAAGCAGCTCTTACTCCACTATTCAACAGTCTTGTTGCTCTGGTTCAGGCACTGTATGACATCACGCTTCAGATCGTCAGCATATTCGTCACAGCGCTCACTCCTGCAATCACATTGATGGGTGAAGCTTTCAAGAAAGTGTGGGACTACATCTCTCCCACAATGGCTGAGTTCGTGAAGTTGCTGAGTGACATATACGATGGCTGGAAGATCATATCAACCTTCCTGACGACAAATTTCCTTCCCGCTGTCAAGGGAGTTTTCGAAGGTTGGTTGTTTCTTATACAGTCTGTTGTCGAAGGTATCAGAACAGTTGTAGGTTGGCTAAAGACAGCGATTGCACTATTTCAGCAAGCAGCTGCTATGGGTATGGGAAGCGTGGGTGGAGGCGGTGCTCATTACGGTGCACAGTTCAATGCTGGTGAAGGTTTTGCTAAAGGCGGAGCGTTCAAAGTTGGAGGTACCAACAATGGTCGTGATACGACACCTGTATCGTTCCGTGCTGAGCGTGGTGAGCGTGTCACAGTCGAGACGAAGAAGCAGCAACGCCAGTCGGATAACTCAAACCAGGCTCCGAGCGTCAATGTACCTGTTCAGATCGTAAACGTGACGGATCCAACTATGGTTACACAGGCGATGCAGTCCGCTACTGGTAAGCGTGTCATCTTTAACTCGATTAAGGGTGATGTGCAGGAAATGAAAGCCATCTTGGGGATCAACTAATGCTGTTATTTGCAGACGGGTTTGAACATTATGGCTTGGATGAAAGTTTCATGTTGGCCGGTTTGTGGAGCGGACTTAGTGCGTCGGCAGGTGGCACAATTGAGCTGTCAACTTCATTTGCACGAACAGGCACAACTTCGCTTAAAATGACCTCGGGTAATGTCAGTACGGCTATTCAAGAATCGCGTTGGGCTTTTGGAACAACTGCTGAAACTTGTGGAATAGGCGTTGGAGTTTATCTTCCTAATCTTCCGTCTTCTAACCAGCAAGTTGGATTTCAATTCCGCAATGCTAGTAACATCGCAATCTTAACCGCTTGCCTTCAATCGGATGGTTCTATTTGTATACGCAAAGGCGGCGTAAGTGGAGCAGTTGTTGACGTTAGTGATGCAATTCTAACTGCCGGCACCTTTAATCATATTGAGTGCAAAGCGGTATTTGATACAGTTGCAGGAGCGGTCGAAGTTCGCGTTAACGGCGTGACTAAACTGCAAATAGGTTCTCTTGATCTTGGGTCAGTTGGCGCTGCAACTGGCGCTCTTATGATCTTCAATTTCCCGACAGGATTTTCGGTCTATTGGGATGACCTCTTCACGTGGGATGATACTGGCACTGAGAACAATGACTTCATTGGTGCTCAGCGTATTCTTACCATTATGACTGACGCAGATACAGCTCAAGCAGATTTCACAGTCGTTGGTGCCGCAGACGGTGTTGATGCAATCAATAATATCCCACCTGATGGAGATACAACCTATATATACTCGTCAGTTGTTGGAGACAAGTCTGATTTTACTTTGCCTACACTTCCACCTGAGCTAGTACAAATTGCAGCTGTATTTGTGCCTGTAATGGCGCGACTTGACGCTGCTGGAATTGGAAACCTGTTAGTATCCATGATTAGCGGAGGTGATGACGCACCAGGAACAGATAGCCCATTGACGACAGGCTATACTTACTATAAGAACATTTTTGAGCTTGATCCTGACACGTCTGCTCCGTGGACGAAGGCAGGTCTTGAAGCTGCTTTACTTAGAGTTGAGAAGTCTCTGTAATGCTTGCCGCACCAAGATATGATGTAACTTTATCAACTGCTAGAGGCGCTTGGGGCCTACGTCAGTTAATCTCCACTTATAGTGGCCCGCTTATTCGTATCCGAGATAGTTCTGGCGGAGCACAGCAAGACGTCGGACAAGATGTAAACGGTAATCTTGCGTCTTTCACTGTCACTGGTGATCCCTATATTGTCAAAGTTTATGATCAATCCGGTAACGGCTGTGATATAGGGCAGCCGACGACAAGTCTTCAACCGAGACTTTTTCTTAATGTCACCCCGCGCGGTGGACCTGGTATTAAGTTTGATGGCATAGACGACTATCTAGTCGACCCTACAGCAGCGACTAACCGCGCTTACATGGTGACCAATCCCATATGGATTATTGAGCATGGCCAGTCCACGCCCAATGAAGACTGGGCTACAATCGTTCAAATTCCCCATTCAGCTGGTTTTAACACCTCACCGTTCTGTCGTATTGCCTATAACCTCTTTAGCAATAGTCTTACAGATTCAAATATAACCTTTAACGCAACAGGAACCCAAGTTCATCTTGAAGGCTTCACAAGGGAAAGTGGCTGGCTAGTTGCTGCTCTAAATGTTAAGGGAGGTTTTCTCCATTCTGGTCTTGATCAAGCCGGCGACTGGGCGAAATCCGGAACGACAGTAACCTATCCGTTTTCAACAAACCTTATAATAGGTGCTAACGGCGCCTTTGGTGAGAATTGGGGCGGTTATTTCTGCGGACTGGTTATTATTGACAATGCAAGCCCTAATGCGACAACTATTAGAACCGCTATTAGAGCAGCTCAATCGTCACTATTTATGCCTTTCGCTTCTGGGTGGAGAATAAAGACCAACACTAATTTTAACGGAAGTGATCTATCACAACGTTTTTCGGAATGGGCCTGGGCTCTTTCGTCAGGTGGAACTAACCTAGCGACTACTATAAATCAATCCTGGGCAAGTCGCGTTAATTCGACAGAATATGAATTTCTGCTTACGGATGGAAGTACCGCAACCAGTTGGTCGTCTGGCAATGCCGCAGGCCCGCACTATGTAGGCATCGCTTTCCCATCCCGCAAAGATATCCTTGAACTTAAATTGACTGCAGGTAATGCCTTTGCCAATTTGATGCCTAAGCAGTTCACGTTACAATATGTAGACGACGATGGCGGGTGGATTGACCATCAAACTTATGATTTAACGGCTCAAGGTAATGCGGTAAATCAAGTCTATACCTTGGTTGTTCCTGCAATTGCAAGTGTAACAATAACGGGAGTTTCGCCTAGCTCAGGAATTACATCGGGTGGAACTTCCGTAACCATTACTGGAACCAATTTAACTGGAACAACAGATGTTAAATTTGGAGGAACTTCTGCGACGTCAATTGTAGTCGTTAACTCAACGACTATAACATGCGACACACCAGCTCATGCGGCTGGAGCTGTTGATGTTCAAGTTTTTAATCCGGCAGGAAATCCAACGCTAGTTAATGGGTACACGTATCTTGCAGCAACTCTAACTTCTATCTCGCCTAATTTCGGTGCTCTTGCTGGTGGTACAGCTGTTACATTAACTGGGACTCTATTCACCGGTGCAACCGACGTTAAGTTTGACGGAACTTCTGCGACATCAATTGTGGTCGTTAACTCAACAACCATAACCTGTAATACACCGGCTCATGCTGCAGGATTAGTCGACGTTCAAGTTTTTACTCCTTTAGGTAATCCCACTCTAGTCAATGGGTTCAGCTATGCTGATGCCTTAGTTAGAATAACACAAGTACCTATTTTGACGCTCGATATCTCTAATCAGAAAGTACGAACCACTCAGGTTCCTCTGCTTGTACTGTACCAGGAGAAACAACCTAATCGGGTTACTCAAGTTCCGGCACTTGTACTCTACACGCCTAAGCCTGTTCCATTACCAATGCCTGTAGTGCCAGAGACCCCTATGTACGAGACATGGGGCTGGATAACTGCTCTTAACCCTTCACAGGTTGGACAGGAGCAGCGCAGCCGTTTGCGCAGCACACCACGCTATACTCTTGAGATAGCTGCCATAATCGACAGTGAAGAAGATCGTGTCACCATCTATAACATGTTGATGCGGTACTTGAAAACGCCGTTCAACTATCCGATGTTCCAATACAACGCGAGGTTGACTCAAGCGGCTTTAATAGGCGACACGAAGTTGTATTGTAATATGTCGTTCACGGATGTTCGCGATGATGAAGTTATTGCCTTGTTCGACCCAAGGTCAGGTACAATTACTTACCTGACAGTTACAACGGTTGACAGCGACGGAGTGAACTTGCTCGAGCCTCTCGAGATTGACGTACCTATGAATTGGCAACTGTGCCCTGTATTGGAATTCAGGATCATTCCTGTTGTTGGCTTAAGTATGGTCGGTGTGTCAGGTGGCTTGTCACTGACTATGGAGAGCATGAGACCGCGAGTTTTTCAGCGTCCAGGAGCCGCTCCCTCTATTACAACCATCGACAATATTGTTATTATTCCGCAGAGGCCATTAGCAGATAGCGACGTCAACGAAAACTTCGACATGGGCAATACGTGGTTCGACAATACTACCAGCATCCCGGATGTATTGAACGAATGGTCTAACCCGCACACGATGGGCAATCGCCAATATAAGTTCGATCGCAGAACTGGCATTGATTACTGGCGTGCAATCTGTGACGGACTTAAAGGTCGTCAGGGTGTGGCGCTGTTTCCGACATTCCGCGACGACCTTAAGCTTCGTGATCCGATGGCGCTTAGCGCTACAACATTCACCACTGACAACATCAACTTCTTCACGTTCTGGCTAGACGTCAACTACAGGTATATTGCACTGTTCACAGCAAATGGAACCATTTACAGGCGCGTCATCGACGTCGCACCTCACTACAACTCCAACGGTGATCCCGACTATATCACTGTAAAGCTTGATCAAGCTATTGGAGGCAGCGCGGGCGACAACACGATAGCTGCGATATCGTACATGAACCTTTGCAGGTTGGACACGGACGATGTGAAGTTGACTCATACTGAGATCGACACACTCATAGACTTTACCATCAAGGCTGTTGACAAATGAGCACATACGAAGAAGTCAACAACTCAGTTCATGATGGCGCACCAATCGAGTGCTATAAATTTATTGGCGAACTTGGAACATACCG